TTTTTTGGTGTTCCATAGGTGGTCGGACAGAATACTTATCATAGTCTATTTTTACCTCTTTTTGTTTCTTCAACAAACTGGCTTTTGGTAAATAGAAGTCGTGTAAATCTTCACTCTCAAAAAACTTACCCCACACATGAAACGCCTTATCACCTTCAACCAATAGTTTTTCAATATAAACTTGTTTTGGTGGTTCGGATAATAATTTATCAAGAAATATTTTCTCTGAAAAATAAAAATCAATATCAACCCACTTTCTGGCAACCTTTGGGGTTTTGTCGTGGTTTTCTAAAATATATGTTGCTTGATTTTTGGATAGTTTAAAACTTTTTTGATTTTTGGAACTTTTTTTTAATTTCAGGATATAATTATTGGAACCTTCATAGGTGTCCAAAATTGTCATCGCCTTGACTTCGGGCAAGTTTTGTGTCTTGGATAAAGTTTCTCCCATAATCTAATAAAAAAATAGATTATTTTTGTGTATTTATCAATAATATGAAAGAGCTAATCAAGAAAATATTAAAGGAGGAAACATCAGATCTCAAACCCTCATTGATCAGAGCGTTTTATTCCTTTATGGAAATGGAGGGTTATAACATTTATGTTGATACTCCTGAAAAAAGATTTTATGAACCTGAATCTATTTGGATTGTAAATCCAATGACCAAAAGATGGATGATAGAATTAAAAAAATGGGGGGAACTTTGGTATAGTCAGACCATTTACCATAATTTTTCAAAATGGTTTAATGAGGAACAATCTGTATTTGAACAACTTATAACGATGTGGGTGGAGGATGTTCTCAAAAGAGGGGTATTGATTGCTCGTAGATTTGCACATCCTCGGTCCACAAAGGTGGATGACGTTCTCAATATAGGAATTAAAATATCATGAAAGATCTAATTAAGAAAATATTAAGAGAAGAAACATTGGATCTCAAACCCGCATTGATCAAAGCATTCTATGGTTTTATGGAAATGGAGAAACAAGGTTATGAGATTTATACGGACACTCCTGAAAATAGATTTAAGCACTCACCTGAGTCAATTTGGATTGTAAATCCAAAGACAAAAGAATGGGTAATAGGTTTAAAAAAATCAGGAGAACTTTTGTATTATTACAAATTTTACGAAAATTTTTCAACGTGGTTTAATGAGGGACAATCTGTATTCGAACAACTTATAACGATGTGGGTGGAGGATGTTTTCAATAGAGAGGTATCAACAACGGCAATGATGCCTATCTGGGCCGCTCCAGCGAGTGGAGGATTTTTTCAAGAGATGAATTAAAATATCATGAAAGATCTAATCAAGAAAATATTAAAAGAGGAAACAGAAGAGGTATTGGAAATACCTGATTTTGATATTTTCCCTGATGGTGAAAGAGGATTACTTAATTTTTTGAGAAAATACGGTCATAAAAAATGGTCATTTAATGATGATTTAGATTTTTTCAACAGAAAAATTCTTGTAACTCTTTTTGATGACCCTGAAGACCTAAAATATTTCAATAATTTAGTTGAGGTTTACGGAAATCTTGATCTTTATGGTGTTAAAAACCTGAAACATTTGAATAGTTTGATTCGGGTGGATGGTGATTTGGATATTCGTAACACTTCGGTCACATCCTTAGAGAGTTTGGAATATGTTGGCGGAGCTTTAAAGATTAATTCAGATATTTTTAATTCAATTCTTGAGCAAATAAAGTCAGGAAAACTTAAGGTTGAGAGACTATATCATTATTTCGACCAAGTACCACTACCCGAATAAAAAACTTATTTTCAATATTTATAGTGTATGAATAGAAAAGTACCTATAAACAGGCTTTCAAAATTTTTTGGTGACAAAGATTTTTCTTTAGAATTAGAGATGGGTCAAGAATGGCTCTATGGTGATATGAACTTTACATTAGTTCTATATCAAATAGATCAGTCCAAAACAAAAAAAAGTAATGTTTACGGTGAAGTAGAAGAAGATGGAATTGTTTATAAAACACCCGTTGAATTCAAAGGTTATGTAAGAGTTATGGAACCCCAAAATGAAAACTTGGGATCCACCAAACTCAGAAACTTAGAACCTGGAAATATTCAAATATCTGTTTATATTTCAGAACTTGAAGAGTTGGGTATAGACATAAAATATGGTGATTATATCGGTTATTATGAAACCGAATCAAGAGTCAGATATTATACTGTAGTAAACGACGGAAAAGTAACTTCAGACAATAAACACACTTACGGAGGAGTATATCCTTATTATAGGACAATTATCGCTTCACCCGTTAAGGACAACGAATTTAGAGGGAACTGATGGGATTTCCAAAAAAGATAAAAAAGAAAATAGATTTAGTTCCTGATAAGATACTTCTTGATAGGAGAGAACAACTTTTGGATTATATTACAGAAGATGGAACCTATCTTCCCAAAAGTATTTTACACGAAGATCTTGATTTGGGGATGTTGGAGTTTGTGAAGAATGATCTTTCAACCGTTGTTTCAGGAAAAAAGATACCCACCATTGATATTATCATTACGACTCAGAATTGGGCGCAATTTGCTGAAACTTGGAATTTTACAGACTTAGATGAAAATATAAATCCACCTTTTATAGCAACTGTTAGAAATCCTGATGTAAAATTCGGAACCAATCCGGCTTTAAAATATAACATTCCAAACAAAAAAATGTTTTATTATGCCAAGGTTCCAACGTGGGATGGAAACAGAAAAGGGATGGATATTTACAAGATACCTCAACCTGTCCCTGTTGATATAACTTTTAATGTTAAGATTTTTTGTAATAGAATGACTGAGTTGAATGCGTTCAACAAGGTCGTTGTTTCTAAATTTGCTTCACGACAGGCTTATACTTTTATTAAGGGTCACTATATTCCGATTATATTAGAAAATGTTTCGGATGAATCTGTTTTGGATTTGGAAAAAAGAAAATATTATATTCAAGACTATAGTTTTACAATGCTTGGATTCTTAATTGATGAAAAAGAGTTTGAGGTATATCCTGCGATCAATAGAATTCTTCAAATGGTAGAGGTAGTTCCGCCGAAGAGAAAAAGACAAAAGTTTATTGTACCTGATTTGAGGGATACCGACTTTTCTTTTACTTATTTAAATGGACTCACAACTCTGAGTCAGAAATTTGATTTTAATGCTGACCTTACTTTTGGTGATCTGATTAATGTTGAAACTTACTATGTTTATGTTAACAATGAATATTTTGGTGAAAACTCTCCCTTAGTTTTTGTTAACAACGGTGATACTGTTTCAATTACAATAAGAAAAATTGACGACAACGAAGATAGTAAAATTATGGTAACTTCAAAACTTATTTGATTACTCACCATATATGTCTTTCTTTTTTTTACAATTGTCGTTTATAAGTTTTTCCACAAATTTATGAATTTTAATTCCATTTTTCATGCAATAATTTTTCAATATTAAATGGTGTTCCTCCGATATTTTTATATTCTTCATAAAGAAAATATAGATTCTTGAGGTATTAAATCAAGGATAAAAAAGTATGAAAAAAATATCTTTTTTGAAAAAATTGTTGTATTGACCCATTCTTTTGAGTTTTTCCATAATATTTATGAAAAAATAAAAGTAAAGAATTTTTAATCAAAAAATGGCAACAGCAAATTCAGTATTCGTATCTCCTGGAGTATATACTTCAGAGCGAGACTTATCGTTTGTGGCTCAGAGTGTTGGTGTAACTACGTTGGGTCTCGTTGGTGAGACTCTCCAAGGACCGGCATTTGAACCCGTATTCATCAAAAACTTTGATGAATTTCAATTGTATTTTGGAGGAACCAATCCTACAAAATTCGTAAACACACAAATCCCGAAATATGAGGCGGCATACATTGCTAAAGCATATCTTCAGCAATCAAACCAACTTTTTGTAACAAGAATTTTGGGTCTCTCAGGATACGACGCCGGTCCATCTTGGTCAATTAAAACAATATCAAATCCTGATGTTGATACCATCGGTCTTTCTTCTGTCTTGGGTACATTTGGATTTACTTTCGTAGGTACAACAGCGTCAACCACAAGTATTTCTATTACTTTATCAGGTGGTGGAGCTAGTTCTTACATCTCTAATGTAACAGGTAATACCGTGACTTTTGCAAATGGAACAACTTCAACTGTATTGGATGAACTTGAAGGTTTTGCATTTGACATTATCTCAGATAATTCTTTGTCAGGTAACACAGCTTATGTATACGGATCGTTGTCTGCTGGTACATTCAATGCTCTTACCGCTGCAGGTTTCACAGAATTAGTTAACGTGTTTGGTTGTGATAATTTAAACGAATCAAGTGCGGATTTAACGGCAGTTAGTAATGACACTTGGTATTATGGTTTGTTTGAATTGACAAACGATACATACTCAGGTGTATCATTCTCTTCTCGTATTGCAACTTTAGTTACAAACGGAACTGGTTCATTTACAGGTACTTGTGTTGGATCGGTAAACTCTTACACCGCTGATACATACTCCGATTCTCATAACTTAGTTGTCGGTACTTTCAGATCAAGAGGTATTTCTCAATATAACGATAACAACAACCCAACTTATGAAGTTACAGGTACAACCGATGTTGTTATGTTGGATAACTTGAATGGTATTTCTCAAAATCCTTTCAATAACTTCACAGTTTCGGGTATCACAAAAGATGCGGTAACCTTCAGTTTCCAAACATCATTCCAATCTTCTAACACAGATTTCGTTGGAAAAGTATTTGGAAGATCTAACTTCAATAAAGACAGAACTGAGGTTCCTTTGTTTATTGAGGAAGAATATTCAGGTCTTTTAGCTACTCTTTATAACCAAGGTAAAGTTAGAGGTCTTTCAACAAGTTTGGTAGCGTTTGACTCAGCACAAAGTTTAGATCCAAACACTATCGGTTGGTACTGTGAACAATATCAAACACCCGCAACCCCTTATGTGGTTTCAGAACTCCGTGGTGATATTGTTGAAAGATTGTTCAGATTTATTTCAATCTCTGACGGTAACAATGCAAACAGACAAATCAAAATTTCTTTGGTGAATATGTCATTTGCTAATAACAACTTTGATATCTTGGTTCGTGACTTCTTTGATACTGATGAAAATCCTGTTGTCTTGGAAAGATTTGCTAACTGTACGATGAGTGTATCAAGTCCAAGTTACATCGCACAGAAAATTGGTACTGCTAATGGTGAGTACGAGTTGAAGTCAAAGTATATTATGCTTGAAATCGTGGAAGGTCACCCAGTTGACGCTCTTCCTTGTGGTTTTGAAGGATATATTTCAAGAAATTACTCAACAAATATTTCTCCATTCTTGGTTTACAAAACACAATACTACACACCTGGTCAACTTGTTTATACACCTCCATTTAATACACCTGTATTAACTGCAGGTGGTGGAGCGTCAAGTGTTAGAAGTTCAGGTGATAAAGTTAGAAGAACCTACTTGGGTCTTTCTAATGTACAGGGTTATGATGCGGACTTCTTCTCTTACAAAGGAAAGCAGTTACCTGATAACATAGCAACCGATACAACATCAGCAGATTGGACTTACTTAACTCAAGGTTTCCATATGGATATTAACGCAAGCGCAATCACAATCCCAAGCACTTATGTTACTTCAGGTCAATCGGCTTATCAATGTGGTATTGCTACATTCCAAGCGGAACCAACATCTTCATCAAGTCCATATTATAAAATATTCTCTCGTAAATTCACTCTCTTACCGGCAGGTGGATTTGATGGTTGGGATATCTACAGAGAATATAGAACTAATGCCGACTCTTACCAACTCGGAGATACCAAATATCTTCTCGGAG